TGAGCATATGACAGCAATCAGGGCTGAAGTCTGCCGCATACCCAAGAAAATCAACGGTAACGGCGTTTTTCAGATAATGAGCAAAGCTGATATGATTAGGCCACCATTAAACCTACACTCTCCCAACATGGCAGACGCTCTTATGATGCTGATGATAGAGCCTGAGCCGCTGTGTGAGTTGGAAGACTTCGAATTCTCAAGAGTATAAAACATGGACTACGGTGATTTAAAAGCGGTTAACGCAGCGCTTGAAGATGCGCAAATGGCAGACGATGACCTACGTGAAGACGCCCATGACGCCCATGATTTTGTGGATAAGAAGGATGGGCAGTGGGAGCCTAGGTGGTGGGCAAACTTCGACGGACAGCCGCGCTATACGTTCGACAAGACGACACCTATCGTTAACAGTATCGGCAACCAGTTTATAAAAGCTGATTTCGGTATTGACGTTAAGCCTTCAGGTGGCCAGTCAACTAAAGATAACGCCAAGCTGTTAGACGGTTTGATCCGCAACATTCAATCAAAGTCCAACGCTACCCACATATTCAATCACGCGGGCAAGTCTATGGTGACTGCAGGTATTGATGGCTGGCGCGTGGTGCAGAAGTATTGCGATCAAGACTCCTTCGACCAGGAATTGGCCATTGAGCCGCTATCCAATTTTGTGGACCGTGTGTGGTTCGATACCAACTCAACTAAACAAGACCGCAGCGACTCTGAGTGGTGCTTTGTGCTGCAAGTTATGACGATGGACGCTTACAAGGAGCGGTGGCCAAAGGGTGCAGGCAGCTCAGTGGGTCAAAACATTGACGTCAACAGCTACTACGACAAGCCGAGCGATCAGGTGGTGGTCGGTGAGTTCCTATACCGTAAAGCGGTCAAGCGTGACTTGGTGCTGATGACCAACGGCTCAACCTATGACGACACTGAAGAGTTCCAGTCTGTTAAAGACGACCTAGAGCGCGATGGTATTAACGAGGCTGAGCGCCGTAGCCGCAATGTATACACGGTGCATAGCCGCCTGTTTGACGGTAGCGACTGGCTAACCGATGAGCAAGAGACGGTATTCACGCAGATTCCTGTTATCCCCACTTACGGCAACTTCAAGATTACCGAGAATAAAGTCATATTCCGTGGTGTAGTTAGCAAGATGATGGATGCTCAGCGAGTGCTTAACTACTCCAAGAGCCGTCAGATTGCCGAAACTTCACTGGCGCCAAGGGCTAAGTATTGGGCAACCAAAAAGCAGCTGGCCGGACACATGCAGTCGGTTACGTCGCTTAACACCAATAACGAGCCGGTACAGTTCTACAACCCTGACCCAGCATCGCCGGGGCCGCCTATACAGCAGGGCGGGGCCATACTTAACCCCGGTATCCAAGATGTGGCGTTAGCTGCCTCTAATGACCTCGCTGAAATAGCCGGACAGTTTGCAGCAAGCCAAGGCGATAACCCCGGCTTACAATCTGGCATAGCTATCGACGCTCTCCAAGAGGCGGGCAGTGAGTCAAGCCTGCATTACTTCGAGTCTCAAGAAGTAGCCATTACTCAGACTTGCCGCGTGCTGGTTGATGCTATCCCCAAAGTTTACGACACAGAGCGCGAGGTTCGTATCCTGTCAGAGGATGGCACCTATGATATGCAGCTGCTTAATCAGTCTGTTATCGACAACGATACAGGCAAGCCGGTCAAGCTTAACGACCTATCTAGCGGCTCCTATGATGTAGTTTGTAAGGTGGGCAAGTCGTACAAGACTCGACAAGATGAGACGGTGGCGGGCATTCTTGAGATGGCTCAAGTGGACCCTACAATGTTGCAGGAGAGCTCCGACATTCTGCTGGCCAACGTGGACTTCCCCGGTTCTGATGAAATGGCCGAGAGACGCCGCGCCATGCTGTTCCAGAACGGTACTATTCCACAGTCTCAGTGGACAGATGAGGAGATGCAGCAGGTACAGCAGCAGCAACAAGCCGCACAAGGCCAAGAGCAAGCGCCTGACCCAATGATGGTAGCCGCACAAGCCGAGCAAGCCAAAGCTGAAGCCGAGATGATGAAGGTGCAGCAGAAGGCGCAATACGACGACCAGAAAGGCCAGCTAGAAATGGCTAAACTTCAGCTTCAGTTGCAGCAAGCTCAGGGCAATCACGCATTGAACGCGGAGAAGTTCCAGTTTGAGCAGATGATGCAGGTACAGGCGGCTCAATCTAAAGCTATTCTGGATACATTGAACGGCGGCAAGATTAACGCGGAAACCCTGAAGATATTGAAAGAGGCTATGGGGGATAATGTATCTATTGTCGACCCTACTGTGATCGAGGCGTACCACGAACAAGGTGAGATCGTACAAGGCGGGCAGCAGATTGTTGAGTCAAGCTTGGCAAATGTTACACCATAGCAATTAGCGCTGTATAAATATCAGGGGTTGTAATGACCCCTTTTATTGGCTATCTTATTAAAACTAATTTTAGGGAGGGGAAGGTTATGGGGTTTGGTGCTTTTTTATTAACGGCTTGCTTGGTTGTAGTTTTTGCTATTTCTGCTTTCAAGGCCAACAACAGGGCGAGCAATGCAGAGTCAAAGCTTAGGGCGATAGGTGCCGAGGCTATGAATAGACAGAAGCAAGCAACATGCAGGCTAATGTATGCGGAGAATCGATGGGCTGACGTTATGGGCAGGCTTCAAGCCGAGATACACACGCCGAATATTGGAGGTCTTGCGGGATTAGTGCCTAGCGAGGAGTTCAGGGCGCCAAAAAAACCATCTCCATACAGGTATTGCTGATGTTTGAATTTATGGTAGTTGTGCTGCTGATCGTTATCGCCTGGAGCGTGTTCTGATGGGTTTCCTCAAGGATAGCAAGCCCAGCGCCAAGGAGGTGGAAGCCGCCAAAGCCGTGGTAAAAATGATGGAAGATTCTTACGAGGCTAGCCTGACCAAGGAGGAGCTGGCAGAGATTGACAGGCTAAATGAAATCAAAGAGGAGAAAGCTAATGAAAACCTATAAATCAAGCGACCTAACCCACAAGCGCGCCGAGGTGTTAAAGGCTGCGCGTGAGGATGGCGTGATTATCGAGGAGCGGCGGAGTAATGGCGAGGTGATTGAGCGGTATGTCCTAATGACGGTGGAGGATGCCGAGACGAGCGGGCTTCCTGTGATGGCGGCGATGCTATGACGAACAAGCCCCTTAACTGGGGCTTTTTTATGCCTGTAATTTGCGCTATTCATAGTTACGCTATAACATAACAAGTAATAAAGGGTACGCGACCCCATCGCGGCTATTACGGGTGATCCGGCATGAATGAAGAGCTACAAAGCGAGAGCGCAGAACCTTCTGCGGCTGTAAATCAGGAAGATAACCAGTCAGCAGGTGAAAGCGTAACGCAAAGCCCCTCCGAGGGTTCAGGGTTAGCGCCTGACGGTGATGCGAATCACAGCACAAAAATCGAGTTTTCTACCGAGCAGCAGGAAGTATTTAATCGCGAGAAGGCGAAAGATACTTTTAAGCGGCGTGAAGGTGAGCGACAGGCCAAGCAGCGCGAGGATGCGATGCAAGCCGAGATTGACAAGCTCAAAGCTTCACAACCAGTAGAAAGCGCGCCTGTTATGCCAGAAGCGCCAGATCCGTTTGATGAAAACTACGATCAGCGCTTTCAGGAATACCAGGCGGCAGTTGTTGAGAAGGCCAAGTTTGAAGAGCGGCAGAGTTTTGCTTATCAAGCTGACCAGACACGGCAACAAGATGCGCACCTTGAACAGCAGCGAGAGTTCCAGGGGTTACAGGTTAAATTTGCTGATAACGGCAAGAAATTGGGAATTACTCCCGAAGATATGCAGAAGAATGCGCAGGCCGTGATTGCTTACGGCCTATCTGATGAACTGATTATGCACATCGCCAAGGACTCACAAGGCCCAGCGATTGCTAAGCACCTCGCACAGAACCCGCAGGACGCTGAAAAACTGTTATCAACGAATTCCTTCTACCTCGGGAGTGCTGTCGATGAAATCAAGGGGCGCATCACGCACAACATTACTAAGACGCCAGCACCAGCGGAAACGCTACAAGGTGGCGGCGTGCCGGAAAGAACACACCCAGCGCTAGTAGGCGCGACCTTTGAGTAATAGGAATAAATAACATGGCTAATAATTTAGTAAGCAACACAACCAACTTAGTATTGCGCGAATTTCTGAAGGAATTCGAGAGCGACCGAGTGGTAACAAAGACGGTTAACACCTCAGTTTTTAAGGGTGAGTTTGAGCCAGCCTTTGGCGAGAGCATTAAGGTAAAGCGCCCTCATCAGTATAATTCTGTTGAGACCCCTGGTGGCGACATTTCCGCATTGGATAAGAACAATATTACAGCGGGTTCAGCTTTCGCAATCGTTCAGAACTACATTACCGTAGCGCTGGAATGGACTAACCGCGAAGAGACTCTTGAGCTTGACCAGCTAATGGAGATTATCCGCCCTGCAGCCGCAGAGCTTGTAACCAAGCTTGAGACAAATCTCAGCCGCTTTATGATTGCCAATCTTGGCTTGAGCCGAGGCACAATAGGCTCAGCCGTTGACGCTTGGGGCGATGTTGCTGGCAACTATTCACTGCTTAGCTCTATCGGTGTTCCAATGGCTCAGGACTGCTACGCGGTTATGTCGCCGTTTGCGGTTCAGAACCTGGCTGATACCCAGAGTGGTTTGGCTTCTGGTGGCAATGACTTGGTTGATGTGGCGTGGAAAAAGGCGCAGATCAGCAAGGACTTTGGCGGCATGAAGGGTTTAACCTCTAATGCGCTGGTATCGACCACTCTTGGCGCTCTAGCTGGCGAGTCTGGCACAGTTAAGACCACGCCTGTCGGGACTTATCTCGCAGCCAAGGACACCATGACCCAAAGCATTACGCTTACCGGTCTGACTGTTAGCACTGCTAACGCTGTGCGCGCTGGAGACACCATCACCATTACCGAGGCCAATCGTTCGCGCCTCAATGTAATGACTCGTGAGATTGCTTTTGACCAATCAGGTCAGATTGCATGGACTTACAAGGTTGTAACAGGCGGCGATACCGATTCCAACGGTGACGTGACTATTGTTGTGACTGCTGCGGCAATCAACGAGACTGATGGCCAGTACAACAACATCAGCAACGCTATTGTGGCAACCGATACCTTCAAGCTGGAGGGTACTCCGGGCCAAGTGGTTCAGCCTTCTTTGTTCTACAGCAAAGACGCCATTGCGCTGACTTCTGTGAAGCTGGCCAAGTTGCACACTTGGGAAAATACCGTGGTAACTACTGACAGTTTCTCGATTCGCTGCACCAAGTACAGCGATGCCGACACTAATAAGCAGATGATGCGTTTCGATCTTCTGCCAGCGTTCGGTGTGTTGAATCCTCAGTTCGGTGGCACCTTCTACGGCGCTTAACCAATAAGGGGGCTTCGGCCCCCTTTCTATTTAGGTGATAAGATGAAAACCCCTATTCAAAGTTTCTTTATCCGTAGTGCTGGCGAAGTTTTACAGATCGTCGCCTCTACTTGTGATAAGGACGCATTAAGTGCCTTGGGCTTTGGCTGCACAGTTGAAGAAGCTGGCGAAGCAGGCAAACACCAAGACAGTGATTTGGCGACATACGCCGACCATGAGATAGCAATTAGGGCTGGCAAGAAGCTGGACAAACGCGGCTCACTGGACACTGTTAAAGCAAAAGCGCTAGAGGCAATAAAAGATGGCGACGACAGCAGCACAACTGATTAAAGCCTCTCTTCAGGAGCTGGTGGTGCAGGACGTAGAGGCACCGCTAGAACCTAGCGAGTACCAAGATTCTATATTCTACCTAAACAATTTTATGTTCGGCCTTGATGCTAAGGGCATTGCCCTCGGTTATACAGAGGTCAGCTCTCTAGGCGATGTGATCACTGTGCCTCCCGGCGCTATTCAGGGCATCATTAAGAATCTGGCGCTAGAGTTGGCGCCGCAGTTTGATGTTGCAGTGCCCCCTGAGCTATTCGCGCAAGCTGCAATGACTATGGGCACGCTAGAGCATTTAGGCGTTCACAACGGCGACTCTTTCTATCCGTCAACTCTACCGATTGGGTCGGGCAACGAGCGCAACAACTACCAGAACCGACACTTCTACCACGACCGAGCGCAGGAAATCTTAACCGAAGCGAACGGCGCAATTGCTACCGAGGACGGAACCAACGATGTCACATGATGGAAGCCGGTCAAACGGCATTAAGATAAGCGATTTCCCCTCGGCAAGTATTGATGACAACCATCAGCTAACCTTTATCGGGAGCGGGGTTAACTACCGTATCCCGTTTAGTGAGTTTAAAAGTCAGCTAGGTGTTACCGGTACGCTTCAGCAGTCGGGCGCTATCACTGGTACGCCGATCCTTGACGTTCAGGCTACTGATAATTTTATCCGCAATCTGGAAGATGGCTCAGGCTTTAAGGCGACTGTTAGCCCAGAGAATGGTGTCATTGTTGAGCATAATTTCACGGCGGGCGGTGACGGTGTTGACGTTCTGGGTAGCCCTACTGCGCTGAGTCCAGTTATTCGCAGCATTAAAGGCTCAGGAGATATTAGCGTAGCGCTATCCGGCAACTCCATTGTTATAAGCGGCGGCACCAGCGGCCTAGTGAATCGCGTTATTGTGGGTCAGCCGTCAGACTTGGCGGGCGCGCTCGACAGCACCAAGGAATACTTCATTGATGGTATTATTGATATGGGGTTGCAGTCCATTGAGATCCCGTTTGGGGGCCTCAACTTAACCGGCTACAACTTCGACGCCTCCAAGCTAATTAGCAGCGCAGCCGGTTACACAATGTTTACCTCTCCTGCTGGCGGGAGCGGCAACGTACTAGGCAAGGATTACGCTATTGAGGTAACAGGCGCAGGCTCTCAGGTTTACAATATCACCTCATCAACAGGCTTTGATGCTTTCGAGTTTGCGCGCATAAATTACAACAACTGCTCATCGCTTGGCACTATCACCAACTATCGGCAGGGCTTAGAGGTTGGGACTGGTCGTTTTGGTGGCAGGCCAGAGCTAACACTTGCGGGGCAGTGGGTGGGTGGTTACTTCATTGACACCTCTATTGTCCGATCACTTGATGACGGTGCATATAGCCTGTTTAAGGCTGGAGCTGGGTTCGTGATGTCGTCTCGGTTCCGCAGCAACCAAAATATAGACCTGCCCGCTAACGCCTCGCTCTTTGACTTCGCGCCTGCTAACTTTGTTAACCCCTCAACAGTTCAGATAGATGGCGCAATAATTACGCGATCAGGAGTTTTTGACGCTACCGACCCAAATATAACCCCAAATATGGTGCCCGGTGATTTGGTTGCTAACTGGATGGGCAATAACGGTATGCCTAACACTTTTGTTGGGGGGTCAATCGGCGTTACAACCTCAACACCGACCACAATAGTTTCTGCCGGTGTATTTGAAGAGCTGGGCGCCACGCTATGGACGGCGGCAGACCTACAACACTTTGACGCCCCCAGCGGCAATCACTTGCGGCATTTGGGAAATACGCCGCGAGAGTATACCGTCATAGCCTCATTTACCTTAGAGTCACAGGCCAATGACGTTGTCTCTCTCAGGGTCAGTAGGTTTGACAGCTCAGCGGCTTCATCGTCAGCGGTTTTAACTCAGACGAGGCAGGTGAACAACCTAGTTGGTGGCCGGAATGTTGCGTTCTTTAACATAAACATAAACACCGAGCTGGACGAGGGGGATT